GTCACGCCTGTGTCGAACATGCGCTTGACGTCGTCGGCTGCCGTCTTTTCGGCGCGCTTCTTTTCATCCGCCGCGATGCGCACGGATTCCGCCGCCGCGTCGTCCGCCCGCTTCTTGTTCGCGGCCTCGAGGCGCTTGCCTTCGGTCTCGGCCTCGATCTGACGCGTGCGCGCGGCGCTTTCGGCGGCCTTTGCCTCGGCCTCTTTCGCCGCGGCCTCGGCCTGCTTCACCTTGACGGTGTTGGCGCTTGGCCCCGTGTTGCGGCGCTTCTCAGCCATCGTCATTCTCCTTCGGCTTCTTGTCGCCGTTGCCCGTGTCGGAGTTTGAGGTTGGCGCCGGAGCCGGCGCACCGAGCGGCGCGAGAATCCCGCGCTCGGCTTTCTGCCTCTGCTCGGCCGCGAGCTGGTCGAGGATCTCGAGATAATCCTCTCCATCCTCGGCGCAGAGCTGCTGCAGCGTCCTGGTGCCGTTTGAGAGTTCCATCTGCGCCGCCGTCGCCTCTTTCACGGGATCGAGGTTCGGCGCGCCCTGCGTCAGGAACGTGCCGCGGATCAGCGCGTCGCGCGCGTCGAAGAAATCGAGCGGCGAAACGCCCTTCGGCAGCTTCATCGCTCCCGAGAAGATCACCTCCTCGAGGAATGCCGACACCATCGGCACGGCGATGCCGGAGACGAGCCGCACGCGGCGCATCTCATACGTGCGATAGGCCGAGGCCGCGGCCATCTTCGCCGAGCTGTAATTGACGTCGGAGTAGTCCTGGCTCACCGTGATCGGGTCCGTGCCCGTGCCAGCGGCATACGATTTCGTGGCGTGCGACTGGAAATCGCCGAGGCTCGCGGCGCCGTTGCCCGGCTGTACGATTTTGAGGTCTTCGCCGGGCCACAGCACCGGAATGCTCGAGCCGTTGAACCGGAGATTGACGGCCTCGTGATGCGTCAGCGCGGCCTCGAGGTTCTCCTCGGCGAGGTCGGTGATCGATTTGGCCTGATCCGGCGGCAGTCCGGCGATCACCTCGAGCGCGTCTTTGTAGTTCTGCTGCGAGATCAGCACGGCAGCGTAGGAGGCCTGCAAAATGGCCTGCTGCAGCGCGGTCTCGGTGTATTCCTGCCCCATTTTCATGGCGGCGATGACGCTCGCGAACGCGCTCATGCCGCGCGTCTGGCCGGGGCGAAGCTGCTCGAACGTGTGCATCGCGACCGCGCGGCCCCACGCCGTCTCGCGCGGCACGAACGACCACGTCATCGTGCGCGCGCCCTGGAAACCGACGTCGCCCGGGTGCGCGTGGCGCACGTGGTAGCCGATCGGCGCCGAGAAGTCGTCGAGGGCCACGCCCGCCTTGAGATAAGCTGTCTCCGGCGACCCTGTCTGGTTCGACACGCGGTCGACGTCGACCGCCTGAAAACAGGTTTTCCAGCGTCGGTTGGGGTTCCACTCGGCGGTGACGAAGGCCTCGCCGTCCGTGAAGTCGCGATCGTGTGAGAGCGCCATATGCGCCGTAAAATCCATGCGGCGCCCGGCATCGATGTGGAAACCAGGGCCGTGCGCGTACGTTTCCCACACGCGCTCGAATTCCTGTCCCCAGCGGAGCGCCTCCTCGGGATCGAGCCCGAGGAATTTGGCGTCGGGCCGGCACGAGTAGCGAAGCTTTTTGCCGATAACGCCGATGCGCGAGGCCCGCACAGCCTGCTGCGCGTACGGGTGATTGCGCTCGAGGTCGCGGGCACGGCCGCGCACGGTGCCGGCATCGCGCAACACGTCGGCGTCGGCAGAACGCAGCGACGGCCGCCAGAGCGCGATGTTCTGATTGACCTCGCTCGCGGCGGAATAGGACGTGCGGCCGCGCATGGCCGACATCGCGCGCACGCGACGGGGCATGGCCGGCGGCGGCACCGCCACATCCGTGCTGGTCATCAGACGTGCCCCCGGCCGAAGAATTGCGCCGGACGGCC